AGGGTGAGAAGTCAACTTCCCAATCCCAATACTTGCTCCCAGTCCCGCGAGACCCTATACTTCCTTTCGTCGAAGTCCCCCGGTGTCCGGGGTGACGAATGCGGCGGTGCCGCGGAGGTAGAATGAAAGCAGTCTACGCGTCGTTGGACGAAGTGCCGGAGGCTCTACGAGCTGAGTACGAGGACAAGGGCGGGTCGTTCGTTCTGAAGGTCGACGGGGATCACCCCGCATTCGTCGGTGCTCTAACCGAGGCGCGCAGCGCCGCGGATGACGCCAAGCAAAAGCTCACGTCGTTCCGTGAAAACAACGTCAAGCTTCTCAAGGAGATTGGCGCGTCGTCGTTCGAAGAGGGCGTCGAGAAGCTTAAGACGCTCAAGTCAGTGGATCCGGCCGAGTACGCGCGACTCAAGGCGCGAACGGCTGACCTCGAAGGTCAGGGCATCCGGACAAGCGAAGACGTTCAGCGGATCTTCCTCGAGAAGACCAAGACGCAAGTGGAAGCGGCTGTTGCTCCACTCCAGAAGAAGCTCAACGAGATCGGTGAGCGTGAACGGGCGGCGAACGAGAAGCTGGCCCGGACGACGCTCGAGAACGCGCTGCGGGATGCGGCAACAAAGGCAGGTGTTGACGACCGTGCGCTGCCGGACTTTCTCAGTCGTGGACTGAACGTATTCACCTTGAAGGACGGCCAGGTGGTCGCGCTTCGCGGTGACACGCCAGTCTTCAGTCGCCGGAAGCCGGGCGAGGTTCTTTCCCCCGAGGAATGGGCCAACGACCTATCCGGTGACGCTCCCCACCTGTTCCGTCCGTCCAAGGGCGGCGGCGCGAGTGGCGGAGACCGTTCGCCCAAGAAGCGTTACATTGGATCCGACCCTCTCGAGTTCGGGTCGAACCTGGACGCGATCGCCAAGGGCGAGGTCGTTGTAGACGCTTCGTAACCTTTCGCAGCCCGGGGTCGCCATGCGGCCCCGGGTGACGTAACACGCGAGCGACGACAGTCGCTGCGGCCTTAATAGTAGCGGCGCTGCTATTGGCTGAGCCCGGTGGGCCAAACTTCCTGAGCCGTTTCACCGTATAAGGAGGCCTACCAAATGGGCGCCAAGACGAATACCACGACGAACGTTGTACCCCAGCTGCTCGCACAGGGGCTTCTGGCTCTGCGCCAGATGGCAGTGATGCCCCGCTACGTAAACCGCGCCTACGAGGCGACCGCCGGAGAGAAGGGCTCGTCCATCGACGTCCCGATCCCTTCCGCGATCGTCGCACAGGCTGTGAGCCCGTCGTACGTGGCTCCCGACGACGTCGGCGTCTCGCCGACGAACGTCAACATCCCGCTCTCCGAGTGGTACGAGGCTCCGTTCTTCCTCAACGACAAGGAAATGCTGGAAGTGCAGTCGGGAACGATCCCGATGCAGGCGACCGAGGCTGTCAAGGCTCTCGCCAACAACGTCGACTCCGCAATCCTCGCGCTGTACAAGTCGGTCTACGGCTACGCTGGCGTTGCCGGCGCGACGCCGTTCGCAAACGACCTGGCCGAGTTCCTCGATGCCCGCAAGACGCTGAACAACCAGCTGGCTCCGACGGACCCTCGCTTCGTCATGATCGACCCCGACGCTGAAGCCAACGCTCTTGGCCTCCGCGCCTTCCAGGACGCAGCCTTCCGCGGCGACCGTGACGGCATCCTCAACGGCCAGATCGGCTTCAAGCTGGGCTCCACCTGGTTCATGGACCAGAACGCTCCGACCCACACGGCCGGAACGGGCGTCGGCCTGACCCTCGACAACACGGACATGGTAGCGGGCGTCGCTACCGCGACCCTGGCTGCAGCTGGCGCAGGAACGCTCGTGACCGGCGACGTCTTCACCTTCGGTGACGACACGTCCGGCCAGACCTACGTCTACACGGGGACCGGTGCCTCCTCGGCCGGTGGCGCGATCACCTTCGCCCCGGTGCTGCAGACCTCCTGGACCTCGAACAACTCGACCGTGACCATCAAGGCGACGCACGCCGTCAACCTCGCGTTCCACCGCGACGCTTTCGCCTTCGCTTCCCGTCCGTTCGCGGGCGCGGATCCGATGGGCCTCGGCGTGTTCCAGTCGGCCGTCGACCCCGTCTCGGGCCTGACGCTGCGCCTGGAAGTCTCCCGCCAGTACAAGCGGACCCGCTTCGCGTACGACATCCTGTACGGCGTGAAGTGCATCCGTCCCGAGCTGGCCTGCCGCATCGCTGGCTAAGTAGTACAACTGGATGACGGGGGTGGGCAACCGCCCCCGTCCTCCGATGATCGGAAATCCCGACTAAGGAGATACCACAAATGGGTGACTCTCGGCTGTACCCCCAGGGCAAGGGTGGGATCAAGTCCCACTACGCCAATGGGGTTCTCAAGTTCTACAACGCGGCGGGCGACCTTCTGTACTCGATCGACCCCGTCGCCAAGACGTTCTCGTACGAGAGCGGCGTCACGATCGCGGTCGGCGCTGACCAGCTCGCTCCCGGCACCGCGCTCGCGCCTGTCGCGGGCAAGTGCACGATCTACTCGGACAACACGTTCGGGCCGATCCACCAGACGAAGCTGGCCCTCACCCTCACGGGTGCGAACGACTTCGACGCTGGCAACGCGGACCACGGCGGCGGCGTCAAGATCGCCGACTTCCCGGCGGGCCGCATCCTCATCCACGGCGTGACGGTCGCCGGACTCGCGTCGACCAACGACGCGTTCGAAGCCAACCCGAACGACACCTACTACCTCGCGTGCGGCTCTGTCATCGCGGCGGACGACGCCGACCTGACGGGCACCGAGGCTGACCTGTCGGCCAAGGCCACGATCGACTCCGTGGGCAACACCGCCCTCGTTAACGTGCCGTGGACCACGCCGCTCGCGGCTTCCGCACAGTTCGCCACCGGTCTCGACCTGAACGTCAACTTCGCAGTTGCCGGAAACTCGCTCACCAAGGCGCTCACCATCGCCGTCACGGGTTACATCACGGTCACCTGGACGAACCTCGGATAAGGGGGACTAACCAATGGCTAAGTCCACTCCTTCGCAAATCGAGATCTGGTACGACAACGCTGGTGGTACGCTCGTTGACATCAGCCAGTACGTCCAGTCCCTCGGCGGGGTCGACATCGAGAACATCGTCGAAGAGACGCACACCTTCGGCGACAGTTGGGAGGAGTCCACTCCGATCGGCATCGGAAAGCTGGGGGCCATCGAGGTCGCTGGTCTGTACGACGACACGGCCAACACGGGTCCGAACGCACTGTTCGCCTCGCAGTTGCCGACCGATCCCAACTCGAACACCCGCACCCTGAAGATCGTGTGGGGCCCGACGAACGCGACGTACTCGTCTTTCGAGACGATCCTCGTCAAGTTCAACCGCCAGCCGGACCGCAGCGCCCTGACCAAGTTCAGCGCGACCCTGCAGCCGACCGGTGCGGTCACCGAGGCTCCGTAAGCACTCCACGGCACGGCGGGGTCTCCGGACCCCGCCGACCGTACCACTCGCTCACTTCTCCGGGTGCAAGGCCCGCTCAAGGGAGGCTGACTTGGAACTGTTTCGCACAGCCTCCCCCCTCTCACGCGGTCGTCTGACCGCGGCGTAAGGTCGAAGGGGAGATCTCATGGCCAACCCAAATCAAGTCACGCTCGTGTCCGGCGCGATCCCCGCGGCGGGGACGTACAAGCTTCCTGGCTACTACACCGGGCGGCTACCAGCCGGAGCGCGGTACCTCGCGGTCCAGGCTTTCCACACCCGCTCGGCGGGCGGAGCGACGACCGACGTCTACGTCCAGACGAGCCTCGACGACGGCGCGACGTGGTGCGACATCATGAACTTCTCCTTCGCGGTCGCGGCGTCTACCCGCAAGGTCCAGGCGGTCACCCTCTCGACGGCCCTCGCCGCGAACGTCACCCCGACCGACGGCGCCATCACGCCGAACACGATCCTCTCCGGGCTCTTGGGTCCGCTGATCCGCGTCCAGCTCGTGGTCGCCGGTGCCTACACCGGGACACTCCGCGTCGACGCGGTATTGAGATAAGCGATGAGCGACACGGGACGTATCAAGTTGTTTGACGCGCCGGTCCCCGCGGGGAAGTTGGGCGACGTCGCGACCCAGACTACCGAACCGCTGAGCCTGGGCCGCATGCCCGAGGCCGCGCAGTACCTCAACCTCCAGGCGAAGTTCACCGCCGCCCCAGCTGGCGCGGGCTACACGCTGGCTGACGTGGCGAGCGCGGCGAGCGCCGTGGACGTCACGATCGTGGACACCGTCCCGAGCATCGTGACGGGCACGGTCCGGGTCGTCGGGACCGTCGGCGGTGTCGCCGGGACGACCGAAGACGTCGACATCTCTGCGGGCGCGGGCGTCTACACGACGACGGCGCTCTTCACCGCGATCTCCGCGGTCTACAGCTGGGGCGTCACCGTCCTGGCCGGCGCGGGGGACGAGACGATCAAGGTGGAGTGGGCGATCAGCGGCGACGACATCGTCGCCGCTACGAACCTCGTCGAGCCCACCGCGAGCCTCAAGGTCTACGCGCAGACCACGCTGGACAACGGGGTCACCTGGTGCGACATCGCGAACTTCACCTTCACGCTGTTCGACGCCCGTCGGCTCCACGCGATCAAGCTAAGCACGGCGCTGGCGGCGAACGTGACCCCGACGGACGGCACGATGACCGCCAACACGATCCTAAGCGGGCTCCTCGGTAACAAAGTCCGTCTCAAGCTTATCGCGACTGGCAACTACCAGCCTGACTCCCACCTCGTCGTCGACATGACGGTGCGCTAATGGCTACACCCGTTCTTGTAGCCACCCCGGGCGCGTCGAACGCCAACTCGTACTGTACGGTTGCGGAGTCTGACACCTATCACGAATCTCATCTGTACGCAGATGACTGGACAGGGGCTTCGGCGGATCGAAAGATCATTTCCTTGATCATGTCCACCCGGCTTTTGGATTCCAAGTTCGCTTGGGCGCACTTCCCGACCAACTCCTTTGAGAGTGGGCAGGTTCTTCAGTGGCCGCGGAGTGGGATGATCGATGTGGATGGTTTTGGAACCATTGACAGTAACGTCATTCCGCAGCGGTTGAAGTGGGCAACCGCCGAGTACGCTCGTCAGCTCTTGGTCGCCAACCGAACGGCTGACTCCGATATCGAAACGCAGGGTATCACAAGTCTAAGTGCCGGTCCGATCAGCCTCTCCTTCAAGGACAGCGTCAAGGCTAAGGTGGTTCCGGATGCGGTGATTGCCTTGATGCCGTCGTGGTGGGGAACCGTTCGTGGCAGCTCGTTGACATGGCAGGTGCTGCGTGGCTGATGTAGGCCGAATCGTTTTTGGTCCGCGGTATGATACTACGGACGCCCGGCCACGAGTTTGCACATGCCGGCAGCTGACCGCAGGGTTGTGCAGCTTCTGCTTGGAGAATACCCCAAGGCCGCTCAAGGTGGAAGTACGCCTTGACGTTGAGGTGATCTTGCGTGGGCAGATGGTACAGATCCTTCGAGACTTCGCCGAAGCAGAGTCAGGTCCGGTGAAGGAACGGTTGAACCAAGTTGCTGACGTGTTTGGAGATATGTAATGGGGCTAGCTGATATCATCCGGTCGGGAATTGCGGTGGCTGATGGTATCACCAAATCCCTTCAGGCCGATGTACAGCACTACTCGTTTGCCGAAGCGACGGTTGATGATTCGGGAAAGATAACGTGGGGCACCCCGTATCGCCGGAGCTGCTTGGTTGAGCACGCGAAGACCCACACACGGACGAAGGACGGGCGTGAAGTTCTTAGCGACACTCAGCTCACCTTCCCGTATCCGTTAACGGTACATCCACAAGATCGGTTTGTGCTACCTGACGGGACGGGCGACGGTCCGCCGAACCGCGTGGCAGGCATCGTTGATCCCGCAACCAACAAGATCTACATGGTCCAAATATGGATCGGATCGAACCGGATCACCTAAATGAAAGAGATCAACCTCGACGCGCTCAAGAAGGCGCTGAAAGACTATCAAACCACGATGTTCGGTAGCATCGGAGATGCGTTTCTTGCTGAGATGGAGTTGGTCAAGGAAGACTCCATGGCAAACTGTCCGGTGGCTCCAGACGGCGGAACGCTTCGGGCTAGCCATGAGGTAATCGGGCCTACGCGTGAAGGTAAGAAACTCAGTATCACGATTGAAGTAGGTGGCGCCGCAGAATCGTATGCGCTGGCCGTTCATGAACACCTCAGTGACCATTCGCCGCCGTCCTGGTTGAAGGCAGAAGCCGACGGTCGACCTGTTCAGTTCAACGTGGGTGGCCCGAAGTTCCTTGAGAACGCATATCGTCGTGCGATGCCAGGAATGGCGGAACGAGTTAAGGCAAGGGTCAGCTGATGGGTCTATTGACGGACGTCAAGACGCGGATCGAGACTTTGCCCGCTTGTACTTCAGGCGGGTATGTTGTCAAGCGCGGAGAGATGCCTCAGTCCCCCGATAAGATCATCTGCGTCTATGAGTACCCTGGTAATCCGGCGGAGTTGGGCTTTGGACGGCCAGGGCTTCAGTACATCAGCCCGGGGCTTCAGGTTTCGGTCCGCGGCGCGATCACGGACTATGATGGGCCGCACGCAATCATTCAACAGGTCTTCGAGGATCTACCAAAGATCCAGGGGACGACGTTGTCGCCCTCGGGGACGTTGTATCACATGTTCACCGCAAACCAGACCCCGTTCCTGATGGCGCGTGACGGTGGTCAGCGGTGTATCTGGGCCGTGAACTTCATCGTGAAGTACGAAATCTGATGTTGCTTCAAGAGAACGGTAAGCCGTACAGTGAAGAGGATCTTGCGCCGCGGGTACCGTTCTGCCCGAAGTGTGGCGCGAGAGAACGTCGTAACCTGACGACCGGATTCGGCGGGCACTGGCGCCTGACGTGCCACTGCGGGAATGAATTTGCTCGTGGGCGCGGTGAACTCCCGGAAGGAGAATAATCATGGCTTTGAGCACACCCGCTGGAACCTTTATCCTCGTAGGGGGGATCAACGTAACCGGCGACATCTACACGGCAAACTACAGTGAGGAGAACCTCATTGAAGAGTCGCACACGTTCGGTGACAGCTGGGAAGAGCAGATCCCGATCGGCATCGCGAAGTTCATGCTGGAGACGGGCGAGGGGCTGTACGACGACCGCGCTGTCGGACAGATCCAGGCGTTCCGCGACCCGGTCGTCCCTCCTCAGTCCCCGAACACGGACCCACAGCTCGTCGCGCTCATGCTGAGCGGCTCTGACATCGGTGACCTTGTGACGATGATCCATGGGACCTACGTCACCAAGTTCAACCGTCAGCCGAAGAAGGACGGGCTGACGATGGCGAAGGCTGATCACTCCATGACGGGCGTCCCGCAGAACGGGATCGTCCTCGAGGGGCTCGCGGGTATCACCGGCGCGACCGGCGACACCGAGGGCGCGTCGTCCGTCGACATCAAGACCTAC